CGGACATTACGGAATTTCCGCAGAACATTCACGAGTATCATCGCATGCTCGCGACCGCACAGACAAACGCCATGAAGCTTGAAGAGCTGCAAAAAAAAGCAGCAGCAGAACCTAAAGCAGAACCTGAAGCAAAGGAGGAAGAAAAGTGAATCGAAACAATGAACGGCACTTTAACCAGATTCCGAAAATGAAGGCAAGTCGAACACGATTCAACCGTGACCAGACCATTCTCACAACGTTTGATTCCGGCAAACTGATTCCATTTTACGTGGACGAAGTATTACCAGGCGACACGTTTAGCGTGGACACGTCTGCAATTATCAGAATGACCACACCAAAGTATCCGGTGATGGACGATGCCTTCATTGACTTCTACTACTTCTACTGTCCGAACAGAATCCTGTGGGATGACTTCAGACAGTTCATGGGAGAAGTAGAAGACACACCTTGGACGCCAACTAAAGAATACAAAGTACCAAAGTTAGTATTTAACACTGGAACGCAAAGCCAACCGTTTGAAGGAAGTATTTTAGACTACATGGGAGTACCGACAAAGGCAATCAACCCCCAAAAAAATAACAGAGTAGGAATAAACGCATTGCCTGTCAGAGCATACGTCAAAATCTGGAACGAATTTTTCAGAGATGAAAACGTAGACAACTCAGCAACATTAAAAACGACAAGTGAAGATCAAAGCTATGAAGACGGGGGAGAAAATGAAACACTAGACGAAGTTTTAAAGCAAGCATGGAAAGGTGGCAGATGCTTGCCGGTAAACAAGTTCCACGACTACTTCACAAGCTGTCTCCCATATCCTCAGCGCGGACCAGAAACGACATTGCCGATAACGGGCAACGCACCTATCAGATTGGGAAACCAAAACGCAACTTATCTAGAATTTGGTGGACCAGTAGAAATGGTACTAGGAGCAACAAGTGCATCAGACAAACCCGGTTCTCTGGCATATACAAACAAAACGGGAAAGCCCGGAGATAGAAAAGCTATGCTTTTCACCGGAAAGGAAAAAACAAGCGGCGAAATAGGAGCGGGAGGATGGATGTATGCAGACCTAAGCGAAGTAACCGCTACAACCGTCAACGACCTGAGAAAAGCCGTAGCAGTACAGCAGTACTACGAAGCACTTGCAAGAGGTGGCAGCAGATACCGCGAGCAGGTGCAAGCGCTGTGGGATGTGGTTATCAGCGATAAAACCGTGCAAATCCCGGAATACCTTGGCGGTGGCAGATATCATGTCAACATGAACCAAATCGTGCAGACCAGCGGACAGCAGACGGACACAGACACACCTATAGGCGAAACCGGTGCAGTATCAGTAACGCCAGTCAATGAAAGTAGCTTTACGAAATCTTTTGAAGAGCACGGATTTGTAATCGGTGTCTGTTGTGTGCGACACAATCACAGTTACCAGCAAGGCTTGGAGCGTTTCTGGAGCAGAACTGACCGACTGGACTACTATGTACCGCAGTTCGCAAACTTAGGTGAGCAGCCTGTAAAAAAGAGGGAAATCATGCTCACAGGCGAAACAACAGACGAAGAGACGTTTGGATATCAGGAAGCCTGGTCAGACTACCGGATGAAACCTAACCGCGTATCAGGCAAAATGAGAAGCAACGCAACCGGAACACTGGACTTCTGGCACTACGCGGACGACTACAAAGCCGTACCGACACTGTCACAAGAGTGGATGGCGGAAGGAAAAGAAGAAATTGCGCGAACGTTAATCGTACAGGAAGAGCCGCAATTTTTCGGTGCTATCAGGGTAGCAAACAAAACCACAAGACGGATGCCGTTGTACAGCGTACCGGGCTTGTACAAACTGTAAGAAAGGAGGAAGCCCGGAGAAATCCGGGCTATTTTTAAATGGGAGCATTATCAGGATTCTTAACAGCACTCAACGTAGCCGGAAACATTGCAAATACAGTTGGAACATTTGCAAACGCCGGAAAACAAATCGCCGGAGCGTTTGGTGGATGGGGTCAGACGGGCAACAGCCAGAGCCAGGGCGGAAGCACAAGCCAAGGCGGCGGGCACTCAGAAAGCGGAAGCCAAGCGGGAACAAACATCCAACAGGTAAATGACTGGCTTAAACAGGCATATGCATACCAAGGGCAAGAAGCAGCCATGCAAGGTAAATACAACAGTCAAAGCATGCTAAAACAGATGGGTTACAACACCTTACAAGCAATCATGCAAGGCGTATATAATCACATTGAAAACAGCGTAGCAATGAACTACAACAGTGCAGAAGCACTAGCAAACCGTGAATGGCAAGAGCACATGTCAAGCACAGCATACCAGCGAGCCGTTGAGGACATGAAAAAAGCAGGGCTTAACCCTATCTTAGCTTTTTCAAATGGTGGCGCAAGCACACCAGGCGGTAGTGCGGGAACAATCAGCGGTGCGAGTATGGGTCTCGCAAGCAGCAGTGCACTAGGAGTAAGCAGAAGCGGCGGATTCGTACCAAATGCATACTCAAGTTCAAGCTGGAGTCAAAGCGACTGGTATAATGCAGCGCAAAGCTGGCAACAAATGCTTAGTACGACACATATGACGCCATACGGACTGCAAAAAGCGCTTACAGAAGTCGGAAACGACACAAGCAAAGCCATTACAGATGCAACAGCAAAGGCAGACAAAGGCGCAGGGCAGAACAGAAGCATGAAGCCACAAGACAAAACAGGAAGCTACGGAGAAAAACGAAAGCCAGGTGATTATTTAAAATGAGTTGTTACAAGCCATTAATAAGGCTGTACAACCCGGAAAACAAAGACATAAGCGGGCGGGTGTATTCACTTGCCCGCTTTTCTGAAATATCGGGAAAACAGCTCAAATATGAAGATTTGATGTATAGAAAAGATGTCATGCTAATACCATGCGGGCAGTGTATCGGATGCAGAATCAGACAGAGAGAAGACTGGACAACACGAATAGAATTAGAAGCACGAGACTATCCAAGAGAAGAAGTCTGGTTTATAACATTAACATATGACGATGACCACGTACCAGGCATGATAGTAAGCACAGGCGAAATCATGCGAAAAGTACAGTATGTCTGGAAGCCGGGAGAGAAGCGCCCTGAAAGCGTCCAAACGTTGCTATATACTGACGTTCAAAAGTTCTTAAAACGTCTCAGAAAAGCTTATAGGGGCAAATTACGCTATTTTGTAGCAGGAGAGTACGGAGAACAAACAGCCAGGCCGCATTATCATATGATACTGTATGGATGGCAACCAACAGACCTGGAGCACCTATACAAAATACAACACAACGGATATTTCACAAGTAAATGGTTAGCGGACCTATGGGGCATGGGTCAAATCCAGATAGCACAAGCAGTGCCGGAAACCTATAGATATGTTGCGGGATACGTTACGAAAAAAATGTACGAAATTGACGGTCAAAAAGCAAACGAATACTACGAACTAGGGCAACAAAAACCTTTTGCATGTATGAGCCTAAAGCCAGGTTTAGGAGATAACTATTACCAAAAGCACAAAGCAGAAATCTGGAGACAAGGCTATATCCAATGCACAAACGGCAAACGCGCACAAATTCCGCGCTATTATGAAAAAATGATGGAAGCTGAAAACCCACAAAGATTATGGAGAATTAAACAGAACAGACAAGCAACAGCAATTGCAGAAAACCGGCTAAAGTACGAAAACACAAACTTTGCAGAACAATGCAAGACGAAAGAAAGGGTCATCAAGAAGCAGATGAAGAAGAGAGGGACACTTTAACAGTGTCATGGTGTCACCTAGCCCAGTACCTATCAAGTAAGGTACTGGGCTATTGTCGTCTAAAGACTCCATGTATCACACTATTCAGTCTATCAAATAGCTATTCTCTTATCGCGCGTGCGCACGCGCGCGAAACGCACACGCGCGCACGCGCGGCCTTTTAGGCGCTATTGTTCGCAAGCTCACAAGCGCCGTATAATATTAACTTGTTGTAGGAGTAGTAGTAGGCAATGTGGAAAAGTTGAAAAGTACTAAAATTTAACGTTAGAACGTAAATAAAAAGCAAAAAACACTGTTGAAAGTTTTGTTGAAAAATTGTTGAATTGTTGAAAGTTCGTTAAAATGACGGAAACCTTTGTGCAACATTTTGTTGAAAACCTGTTGAAAGTGTTGAAAGTGTTGAAAACGCGCACAGCGCTAAAAAGGAATGGATTTAGCCGAATTCCGCTGCGCTCCATACGGCAAGGCGCTAAAGCGCCCTCAAAACAAAGGAGCAAAACCGGGTTACAAGAGAAGGTTACAATTTTATTACAAAACAGCAAAATCATTGAAAAACCTATTGACAAGTGATATAATAAGGTCAAGGAAAGAAAGGAAGGTGCCCAAAATGACACAGAAAAGCTACAGAGTCGAAATGACAAACACAAAAACAGGCAAGAAAGAAGTACGCCACACATTAGCAGAAAGCAAAGAACTCGCAAAGCGTCTCATCTGGGTAAGAAATGACATCGAAAGCCAATGGAAGATAAACAAAATAGAAGAGGATTAAGGAGGGTTGACAAAAATGCTTAAAAGCTATATCATGGACACAGAAGCAAACGAAAAAGTCGGACAGCACTTCAAAGTAAAGGAATTCGCTTGCAAAGACGGTTCACAGGTAGTTTTTATAGACAGTTACCTAGTGTCAATCCTAGACATCCTCAGAAACGAAGTCGGAAAACCTGTAATCATCAACAGCGGATACCGGACACCGACAAGGAATAAAGAAGCAGGCGGTGCAAAATACTCATACCATATGCGCGGTATGGCCGCAGACATTCGAATAAACGGAATGAGCTCAAAAGAAATTGCCGGCAAACTGGATAAAATCATTCCGTATGAATGCGGCATTATCGTATACAAAAACTGGGTGCACATAGACACGCGCACCAAAAAATACAGAAAGGGGGTATAAAATGGCACTGATTTCCATTAAAGACGTCAAACAGGCAATCCGCATTATGATGCAGATTCTCGAAAAGCTTGACGAAATCTACCACGCACTGCACGATAGCATCAACGAAAACGAAAAGGAGTAAAGCCATGATGAACAAAACATGGAACGTAAGAGACCAGACCAAAGAAGCACTGGAAGATTTACTCGAACGAAAGTACAAAGAAATTGACGGCAATTACAAGATGCTTAAAAAAGTATCAAACATCGGAGACGCTAAAAAGCTAGTAGAAGAGATTTGGAAAATGAAAAGCTTTGCAAACGCCATCGAAATGGAACTAATCAGAAGGGAGTACAACAATGGCACGACATCGTAAAACAATGAACGGCGCAAAAGACCGGCGAATGTTCAACGTAACCGCAAGAAAGACGAAAGCTATCAACCTTAGCCAGAAGCCCATGCGCGGCGGCATCCGGCTGTAAAAGAAAGGAAAAGACAATGGAGCATCTGTATTATGGACTGTGGGACAATGTAGCAAAGTGTTACGCATGGGTAGGCGAAAGCAAGAACGACGCAACCTTTGCACGGATGTGCAATGTTATGGCAAAGGACGGAAAAACCTTTGTAGGGCAGGCGCCGGGGGACTACGTCGGCTACAAGCTGGCAAAGTTCAACGATGAAACCGGAGCCTTCGCCAACGACAAAGAGAAAGCATGGGAGGGCAGGCCTAATGAATAAGCGATACGAAGAGGGGCGAAAGCCCTTCTTTTCTGAATCGGGCGAAAAGATGCGGAAACAATATGTCTGGACAAAGAACGAAAAAGGACAGGAAGTGCTGCAAGAAACAGCACCAATCGACATCCAACAGGAAATTGAAAGCTATGCAGACGAGTGTGATATCAAAAGCATTGTCCGAAAAGCAAGTTTTGACCCGCAGTTTCTGAAAAGCCTGTCACAAGGAGCATTAGATGACACATACACGGACATTACGGAATTTCCGCAGAACATTCACGAGTATCATCGCATGCTCGCGACCGCACAGACAAACGCCATGAAGCTTGAAGAGCTGCAAAAAAAAG